ATATAGTGGACAATATTACAAAAAAGTGACTTTTCAACCATATAAAACAATGGATTTACATCGTTTCCTTGCTACAAAGGCTCTCGGCAAATTGCTTTCTTCAAAGGCACAAGTTCACCACATGGAAGCAAAAAAGAATGGTGGAATGTTAGTTATTTGTGAAGATGCGGCTTATCATAGAATTTTACATATACGACAAAAAGCCTATGAAGTTACAGGCGATGTTTTGAAGAGGAAATGCACGTTTTGTAAACAATGGGATGGTCCAGAAAATTTAGCAAAATTTGCCAGACCCGGAGAACACTATTATCACAAAAATTGTCGAAAACAATATCGGCACAATTTTTATTTAAATACCCATAAATGAGAAAAATATGACGTTCCCGCATCAAACATTACAACAGCAATTTGCTTCAACAGGGATGGGGCCAAGCAAATTAGATGGGAGAACATCTGAACAAATAGCACAAGATTGTGAGAAAAATATATCTATATTATCGCAATATAGATTGTTGTATGAGCCGATGATTGACAACCTCATCCTTTACATTAACCACGGGCGGCGAAGCGTGCAAGACAAAGACCTGTGGCCGGGACAGCAGACCGGGCAGTTTGTCTATGATGATACCGCCATGCTTGCCCGTAACGTATCAACCGATGGGATGGTCGGCGCTCTCTGTTCCCGAAACATGCCGTGGTTTGGGCTTGAGATCCCGGGCAAGTTTAATTTCCCCCGGTCAGCCGGGATGAGGTCATGGTCGGGGAAAAGGATTGATGAATACCCCCAAGTTCAGAAGTGGCTACAGGACTGCCAGACGGTAATGTATTCCGCCCTCAACCGCTCTAATTTCTATGACATTATTACCGAGTTCATAAGCGATGGCATGACGGTGGGGACTGCTTACCTTGTCATAGAAGAGGACATGGAAGCGGGGCGCATTGTCTTTACCGTTCCTCATTTCCGTGAAATGTATATCGCCGAGAACCGATTCGGAAAAGTGGACACCAATTATCGGGTCTACACCATGACGCTTCGACAGCTTGTTGATAAGTTCGGCTTTGAAACAATGGAATCAATCGATGATAATTTTAAAAACAAATACGAATCGAATATGCACGAGGAAACGGAAGTTCTCCATGCCGTTTATCCCCGAAAAGATTACAACCCGCCAAGCTATTCTAATTCCTTAGAGATGACTCGCAGGGGAAGCAAGTGGGAATACGACCCAGTTCACGCAAGGGATTATTACCGGAACCAGAACCGGATTGATAACAAGGGAAAGAAATGGGAATCGGTCTGGGTTTACCGGAAAGGCGGGAAGTTCATTGCCCCGCTTGCCGGTATAGGACAGACGGAAAAGGAAGTAAAACTTATTGAGGAATCCGGTTACGACACACTTCCTAATATCTCATGGCGTTGGAGAAAGAACAGTGATGAAAGTTATGGCCGCGGCCCAGGGCATGATGCGTGGGTGACTATCGCCACGCTTAACCAGATGGGGAAAGACAACCTGAATACCGGCCATAAGGCAAGCGCGCCTCCGTTGGTGGCTTATTCCGACCTGCGTGGCCTGATTCAGAAAGACCCGGACTCAATAACCTACATTGAAAGAAACAGAGGGGACATACGGGCAGCAATGCCGCAGCCGCTTTACACGTCCGTTCAGAATCTTCCTTTCAATATTGAATTTTCAGACAAGTACCGCCAGATAGTTAATTCCTTTTTCCATACCGATGTGTTTATGATGATGAGTCATCTGGCGCAGCAGGGGAAAAGCGAAAGAATGGTGATGGAACAAATCATGGAACTCCAGGGAGAAAAGGCGGCTGTTCTGGGCACCCGAGTCGGGAACCTTCAATCGGAAGCCTTTGACCCGCTTATTTTCAGGGTTTATGACATTGAAGCGAGAGCGGGAAGAATACCCGATCCGCCTGATATTCTTCTCAATGTGATTCATGGCCCGGTTGAAGTCCAGTACCTCGGCTTACTCGCCCAGGCGCAAACAAGATTGCAAAAAGTCCGCTCCATCCAGTCGGGCATTTCTCTGGTCAAGCAAATATCTGAAGTCAACCCCATTGCCATGGATGTGATTGATTTCGATCAGGCGGCTCGTGAAACACTGGATGCCACGGGCTTCCCTGCTACCTGTGTTCGGCCAGAAGAAGTTATCGCTAAAATCAGGGAGACAAGAAACAAGCAGCAGGAACAGCAGCAGCAGATTGAAAATGCCCCGTTGCTGGCCAAAGCCGCATCAGCCATGGGACGGGCAACCGAGAAGGGCAGTCCTTTAAAAGCGTTAATGGGAGGACAGGATGAAGGCCGTGAACCAGCCTGATATTGAACAACAGCTTAATATCGGTATCCATGGCGAAGAATCCATAGAACGAACCATCCGTGCTAAATACCTCATGGTATTTAAAGACGGAATCGGGCAGGAAGTTCTCAGGGACATTTTACTTATCTGCGGGTTCATGGGACAATTAAATCCTGATGACAAGGCGATGGTCGGAAGATATAATGCGGGGTTGGAAATTGCGGAAAAAGCTGGCGTGCTCAAAGCGATAGCCAGCCATATTTTAGGTTTAAAAGTTTAATAACATGAAGGATGGTGCGCCTTAGAAAAGGCACCACGGGAGGTTTAAAATGCCACTATTAAGATTTGACGGAAAGTTAAACGCATCGGTGTGGGACGGCCAGAACAACCAGATTATCTGGGGCCGGTTCAATGCTACCGCATCAGGGTATGGTGTTCCCCTTAACTCAAATAGGACCTGGGCTATGAGGGGAAATGCCGATGATGGCGGGAAAGCCCTTGGAACCGGACAGGCCTATTTATTCAATGTCAACCGGTTGCTGATTACTCATGCCCAGACCGGGAACCTGTCCTTGCTTGGTTCTTGCGGCCGGTTAAGCGTCAATGCTGATGTGTCCGGTGTCAATGTGGGTGCCGGGCTTTGGGGACTGCTTGAAGTAAAATCAAGCGGTGTTGTTGGCGGAAGCACGGGCATGGGTGCTGTCCTTGGGGACATCAATATTAATACAAGCGGTGATATTGGTTCTGGAAAGATTGCTTCCTGTTTCTTAGCTCATTGCGAAAGCCTTGGTAATTCTCATACCGGGAAGGCGGCCGTTATCCATGTTCCCAATCCTGACCTCGGGACTTTTGATGCGTTTGTTGCTTTTGGTTCAGCTACAGGAGCTTGTGCTTCAGGATCAACAGCTTTGTCAGGATTGACTTCTGCTTATCATATCACGGTTCTTTGTCCTGATGGGAATGTGCATTACATTCCTGTAGTTTAATGCTTTAACATTAACAAGGGCTACTGCCTTTTATGAAGGGAGATAATAACATGATTTGGCATACTACGAATTATTTTAATCAAGACTTTGTAACTGAAACGGGGGTTTCAGAAAAAAAGTATCCCGACCGGACAACCTATCAGCCGTTTGCCGTGATCCTCGGAATCACTCATACCCTCGGAGAATCAGACACCAAAGAAGACGCCCAGGCCTGGCTTGACAAGTGGGTGTCCGAAGGGGAAAAAGAAGGCAAGCAAGAGAGGACGGGGAAACAATGATACTTGACAGTGAGGAACAGCGTAAGCTTCTTCTTAACTGTATCAATTCGGCACAGATGACCGGAATGGTTGCTCAGTTAATGGCTGAATTGACCACCATTGCAAAACTGATTGATGCAGTCCAAAAAGCTGATATTAAAGCCGAGGTAAAAGAAGATGGCGACTAATCAGGGGGCACAGCAGGGTAAAGGCGGTGGGGGTGGTGGTGGAAAATCTTCTCCAGCTACCAATGACGATAGCGATTATTACCATCAATGGATGAAAGAGAAAAAGAACAAGCGGAAGAAGAAACCGAACCTGTTTCCCAACAGTCCCCAAGAGCCATATAAGTAAGGGGTGCTCTATGCCGGCAGGCTTTGAAAAATGTCAGAACACAAAAGGGCATAGAATTAGGACTATATCTGGTCCTAATAAAGAACACGGTTTAAAAAAAGGTGAGTATATGCACGTCTGTTTCGTTCATGGAGAAATGCACCCCGGAGAGAAAAAGACAAAGAAGGAAAGCAAGTGACTGAGATACGCTGTAAAACTTGCAGCCGTCTTTTGTTTAAAACCGATGATGTGATCGGTTATCTTGAGATCAAGTGCCCTAAATGCGGGAGAATTGTAAAAATAGATTTAACAATCAAAGATAAATAGTTCAGAGCGCTTCGAGCGCCCATAAGTAAATAGAGCTATTCGATAGCCGGATTGACGCAGAAATGCGTTGGTTCGGCTTTTTTATTAACTTGAAGGATAAAATATAAATTTTAAACTTATATTTAAAGGAGAACATTAATGGTTGACACCGATCAAGTGACCCAACAGGGGAATCAAGATCAAATTTCATTGGGGTGGCGTTCTGCACTACCTGACGAATTTAAAGAGCATGAGTTCGTTAAGGACTGTCAAAAGCCGGGTGATTTTGTAAAGCGAGCAATTGACACCAAAACGGAAAGAGATGCCTTAAAGACGAAGCTGGAAGGTGCAATTCCTCGATTGCCCGACAATGCAACCGATGAAGAGAAAAACATCTACCAGATGGAGATGGGCCGTCCCGAGAAATGGGAGGAATACGAACTCCCGGGGGACGGGAAAGAAGACGCAAAAGAGTGGACTGATTATTGGAAGCAGGAGTTTTTCAAGGCCGGTGTCTCAAAAGATTTGGCAAAGAGTTTGTCCGCTAGCTTTAACGGGCAGATGAATAAACTTGTCGAAGCCCATAACACTAACATCAAAAAACAGATCACCGAGGCTTCGGAAAAACTCAAGGCCGAGTTAGGCGATAAATACGATTCAAGCGTGGAACTGGCAACACGGTTCTGGGACAAAAATTCGGACACTAAATTTGATGAGGCATTTAACGCCGAGACTTCAGCCAACCGATATTCAATGGTCAGATTTTTATTAAAAATGGCACAAAAAACGGGAGAAGATACCAGCCCGCAGGTGAATAAGTCAGGCAAGCCGGGGACATTGGACTTAAATGCTCTGTTTCCGAAAAGTCCTCCTTCTCCTACGGGCAAATAGCTTTCTTCCATACATAGGAGGCTTATATTATGGCAGCACCAGGAACAGTATCTTACGCGGACGCATCATTGTTAGGATGGTACACACTACTTGATGTAGTCCAGGATTACACGTCTCAAGCGGCAAATGCTTTGCTTCTGGAAATAGCGCGGATTATGGACCGGGAAGTTCCCCTTCTAAAAATCCTGCCTATGGTCGCAAGCAATGAAATTTTATCTAACCTTGGGAACCGGACTGATTATTTACCGACTCCCGGAACCCGGCGCTTTAATTCCGGCATCGTACCCACCGCTTCCAAAAACAAACCTATCCGGGATGACATCGCGCTCTTTGCCGATTATGTCGAAGTGGACAAGGAAGAATGGGAAGTGCAGAACGAGCCTAACAAATGGCGGGCGAACAAGATCAAAGACCATCTGGTCGGTCTGGAAAAGAAACTCGAAACGGTTCTCTGGTACGGGAACCCCGCCTATGAACCGGGGAGTTTCATGGGGATGTTCTCAAAGTTTAACAGCTTGGAAACAACCCCTAACGGCCTTTCCGACTGGCCGCCAAACGTCTGGAACGGTGGCGCTACTTCTACCCCGGTGTCCAGCATCTGCATCATGGAACTCGGCCCGGAAAAAGTCTATGGGATTTATCCCAAGAACATGCCCGGCGGGCTTCACATTCAGGATTTGGGAGAACAGACCAAGCAGATACCTTCCGGTACCGGAACCATGGCGGCAATGGCACGTTATCAGGTTTTAATCAGCTATCTCCGGTGGGCGCTTGGTATTCAGGTTCTCGATGAACGCTGTGTGCAGAGAATCTGCAACCTCAATCCTACCGTCCTTTCAGCCAATAACTTTGATGAGAACATTCTCATCCAGGCTAAAAACTGGCTGCCGGGAAAAGGTGAGGCTCCGGGTACGGTTATCTTTATGAACCGCTCACTTAAAACTCAGGTTGATATCCGCGCGGTCAGCCAGAAGATCAACA